ATGACCCAAAGATATAAACTTACAAAAACATTTATCGACAACATCCCGCTCGAAGAAACGGGAACTAAATTTTATCGTGACTCAGTTACTATTGGTTTTGGTTTAATTGCAACAAAGTCAAAAACTTATTTTGTTGAAACGAGAATGCCCGATGGCCGAAACAAAAGGAAGTCCATTGGTAAACATGGCGTATATACTCTTGAGCAAGCACGCACGGAAGCTAAAAAAATATTGTTAATGATGCACCAAGGCATTGATCCAGTTGCTCAAAAAAGACAATTAAAGAATGACTTTAAATCCGAAAAGGAAGCAAACGAATTAATTCCAACGCTTGAACAGGCCTATGAAGTCTACAAAACTAAAAAGAAGCTAAGCGCTAATACGATTGATGCTTATGACCGATGTGCCAATGATTATTTTAAAGATTGGAAAAACATCAAAATTACTGAAATTACTCAGAAAATGACTTTAAATAAGCATATGGATTTATCTGAGCGAAGTTTAGCGCAGGCAAATCTTGCAATGAAGTTTTTATCAGCTGTTTATAACTTCAATGCCTCAATTCTATATAACGATAATGATGAAAAAATTATCACAGAAAAAAGCCCTGTTGGGGTTATCTATAAAGAGAAGAAATGGAACAAGATAAAACGCCGTAAGGGATATATTCGAGCAGACCAGATACATGACTGGTCACTTGCTGTGTGTACAACATGGTGGGCAGGCAACCAAAATCTAAATCATCGTGCATACACAAATCAGGACTTCTTACTCCTATTGATCCTAACCGGATTCCGCAGAGAAGAAGGCGAAACACTGGAATGGGCAAATGTTGACTTAAAATATGGAACTATAAAAATTCAGGACCCCAAAAATCATGAAGATCTTCTCCTACCGATGGGAGAAATGCTTTGGTATATATTGGCTGAACGAAAAAAACTTACTGGCAATAATAAATACGTGTTCGCTGGCGATACGCTTGATTCACATATCGTTGATAAGCGTGAAGCTCGTCATACGATAACTGAATCAACTGGCATTCAATTTACATTTCATGACTTACGGAGAACCTTCGGAACAATCGCAAATAGTTTAGCGATTGGTAGTTACACAATTAAAAAACTCATTAATCACATGGTTGGTGATGATGATAATGATGTAACCGATGGGTATGTCCAAGTGACCTTTGATGATCTTCGTAAAGCTATGAATATGATTGAAAATGTTGTGTTATCTGACATTTCAAAAGCTTTGATTAAAAACAGAATCTACTTTGAACAAAAATCAATAAGGAATATGAAAGAAAAATGGAATGAGCATAACAATATTATTGTAAGCAGATATTGTGAATAGTTGGGCTGGTTAAGGTGGTCATAAATATTAAATCACTTAATGAAAAATTGAGAATTAGCAAATGAAAGATTGGGTCTATTTCTATATCGAGCACACAATTAAGTATGGTGAACCATTCTTTAAAGAGTCTGGTTGGTCATTGGGTTTAAAGAATAATTTTATAGTTTTAAGTGGAATTTACTCTTGATGAATATAATTAGCGCCCTTTTAGTTGCTTTATTTTCTGCACTTATTAGCTTTCTAGTTCAACTATATTTTAAAAAGGATGATCGGAGTTATCAGGCAAAATCTTTTGAATTGTCGATTATTGCTGAAGTAGCAGCGATTTTAAATATTATTGAGAAGAGGGAATATAGAAAAGGTTTAGAGGAAGGGAGATTCTTTTTTGAATTAGGTGAAAAGTTAGCTGTAAATGAAACTTATAAACTTGAAGTTCAAATTCAAGAAAATTATTGTCCAATTTATTTTAATAACTTAGATAAAATTTCTTTCATTAGTCAGGAAAAAGTGAAAGATGTTGTTAGGTTTTACTCACTTTTAATGAGTTTAGCTCAAGATGTAAAACCAGATGGTATTTTAAATACAGAACCTTCAAGAGAAGCTTATGATGAATGTCTGAATGTATTTGATGAGGCTGTTTTAATAGGTAATCGGATCATAAATTAAGTTACTTTTAAAATGTATGTCATAGTATTGATATGCTGAATATGGAGATTCTTATGTGTGCAAACTATGAACCTATATCAAAAGACCGGGTACACCTACTAGATCTCTTCGAACCTACTTTCGAATATAAAGCGGATGTTTATCCGGGTTACGACTGCCCTCTTATATTTAGTAATGATGGAAATATAGAATGGAGATCAGTTAAGTTTGGTTTGATTCCTAAATGGAAGCACGACCTTAAATACTCTCGCTTTACATACAATGCTCGAACAGAAACGGTTGCCACTCTTCCAAGTTTCCAACATGCTTGGGAAAAAAGTCAGTTTGCTTTAATACCAGTCGAAAAAATTTATGAACCTAAATACGTGGACGGTAAAGCAGAACGTTGGGGAATTTATCGTGAAGACGGAATGCCCTTCACTGTGGCTGCCATTTATGAATCTACAATAATTGACGGACAGCAAATTAGATCTATGTCGATGCTGACCATTAATGCAGATAATCACCCTTTCATGAACCAGTTCCATAAACCAGAAGATGAGAAACGGTCGATTATTGTTATTCCTGATGAGTACAGAGAAGATTGGTTAAATTGTAAAAAAGAAGAAGCGCACCAATTTTTCTTTGAAATGCCGATCGGTGAATTTACATCAAATTATTTTCCAAAAGCTAACAAAAAAACCGCCAACCTAAGTCAGCGGCTTTAATCAGTCTATATTAAGTAGCAAGTTTATTAACGAATAATAAAATCAGCTACTTGGAGTAAGTCAGCGATAAAGCTTAATACTCGCAAGCAAACGACTAACACTTGGTTACCCATCGTCGCTCTCCTTAAAAGAGCATTGCCTTATGCCAAGTTTTGCGCTTTAATAACGTTACTGCGTAGCGAATTTTATCGCCGAAGTCAGCGTCGAAAACGTCGCGGACTAGAGTTAAATTTCACATCGCAATCTCCGTCGTTAAAGTCAATAACGTAGTCAGCGTTACAGACTTCAGCGAACTGTGTTGTAAAGCAATGCAGCTAAGTTTTACTACCCTCAGTTGATAAGTTCCGGCAAGAAGTAGTCAACTGAGGGTAGCTCCAATTCCTTCCAAAATTAATCAATAATAAATTACCGAGTTTCATGGCTTGGAATATAGAAGCATTGTGCCCTATGTGCTTAAGATATGGGATTTTTTATAGTAGAGCAATCTTGACTTTATAGTAATTTTTTATCTTTTTGATATATCGGTATATACCATAGCAAAACTATTAAAAAACATGTTTAGATAACTTTGTGGATAAGTCAAATATCAATAACTTACGCAAGAATTAATGTTTACTGAAATTTCTTGATATAAATTCATTTTAACTTTCATACACTTTATTTCGTGTTTTACTTATTTTTAGAGTAATTTCCGACCAAATACATTTTTGGCAACGACACTCTTTGACTTCTATTTGTTTATCCACAACTTTTTAAATTTGAAATTTAACTAAGCTCTAGCATATCATCTTGAATATGTTACAAATTCAAGTTAGGGGATATTCTATGAGCGAAATTGCACCATCCATTATCCAGATAAAGCCTTATCTAACTCAAGGTTTTGCTTTGTCTGATGTTATGTCTATCAAGCTAGTTGTACCCTCCTCTCATATGCTTATCCCTTATGCACTTGAGAAGATTTCAGCAGGTTTCCCAAGTCCAGCACAAGATTATGTAGATAAAGCGCTCGATATGAACGAGCACTTAATAAAAAATGAAACTGCAACTTTCATTGTCAAAGTTGCTTCGCTTTCTATGTTAAATGCAGGCATTGATATTGATGACGAACTAATTGTCGATCGCAGTCTCGATGCAAAACACGGCGATATTGTCGTGGCACTAATCGATAATGATTTTACAGTTAAGCGCCTAATGATCGATGAAAAAGGCCAATGGCTCAAAGCCGAAAATCCTGAGTATAAAAATATTTATTTAATGGATGGCCAAGAATTAATTATCTGGGGCGTTGTCACCTGCATCATTAAAATGATTAGAAACTCATGAAACATGAAAACAAAGTCTTTTTCTTGATTGACGTCAATAATATGTATGTTTCATGTGAGAGAGTCTTTGACCCAAGTTTGAACAATAAGCCTGTAATTGTTCTGAGCAATAACGATGGGTGCGCCGTGGCGCGTAGCAACGAATCCAAAGCCCTAAATATAAAAATGGGTGTGCCGTTATTCCAAATTAAAGACATAGTTCAAAAACATAACGTAGTTGTCCTATCAAGCAATTATGTAATGTATGCCGAAATGTCACGGCGCTTTCATAAGATCCTTGCTTCATACGTAACAGATGAAGAAGTAGAACCATATTCTATTGATGAATGCTTTGTTGATTTCACCGCTTATGAAAGAAACTTTGATTTAGAGAAGGTTGGCCAGCAAATGCGCCAGCAATTATGGAAATGGCTAGGCCTTCCTGTATGTGTTGGTATTGGTAGAAGTAAAACTGAATCAAAGATAGCTAACCATATAGCTAAAAAGAATGCGGGATTTAACAGTGTTTGCGATCTCGTAAATATGGATCCGTGCAATAAAGAATATTACTTCTCACTTATCGATGTTTCAGAAGTTTGGGGCGTTGGTCGTAAGCATGCAAAGAAGTTGCATTCAATGGGAGTTAAATCAGTATTAGATCTAGCTTGTACTGAACCGCGGGAAATGCAACGGCAATTTTCTATTGTAATGGCTAGAACGATTAATGAGTTGCAGGGCATCTCATGCATTGAAATTGAAGACACCCCGCCATCAAAAAAACAAATTATTAAATCATGTTCCTTTGGAGCAAAAGTAACTGAGCTAGATAATTTGAAAGAAGCTATAGCAATGCATGCACAAGAAGCATGTAAACGGTTGCGTGATGAAGAGTCATTATGTGGTTGTCTACTTGTATTTGTTCAATCAAGCCCATTTGATGAAAGTGCGCCATTTTATAATAAATCTATTACAGGTGCATTTTCTGAACCCACAGATTGCACAACAGATTTCGTAAGAGCAGCCGTAAGGATGGTGTCAGATATCTTTAAAGAAGGCATCAAATACAAGAAATGCGGCGTAGTGCTGACAGGTCTTGAGCCCAAATCTGGTCATACCTATGACCTGCTCACAGATTTTGAAGCAATAGAAAAGAAAGAGCAATTAATGAAAGCACTAGATAACGTGCACAACAAATTTGGAAAGAAAAAACTAGGCGTTGGTCCTTGTTATATACCTGATCGAACTTGGTCGATGTCGAGAGATAAACTCACTAAAAACCCATTTATGTGGGATCAACTAACAATTGTTAAATAATTTATTGAAGGAAGTAAAAATGAACTTTACTAAACTAACTGATGAGCAATTAACGCAAACACTTATTCCTAAGCGTTTTGTTCCACCAACACCGCCAGAATATGAGGGTAAAAATATTGTCTATGTTTTTGATAGTGAAGATTCTTTTAATTTAACCTATGATGAGCTTGTCGAGATTATTAGTAAGGCCCGAATGACGGGTCCTCAAATGATTCCAATTTTAGGAACAGTTGGTGATTAATGGATAAAGAAGATAAGCAATCGTTATTGCTCTGGGGAATTGTTGCATATTCAGTAGCATTACTATTGTATTGCACATCAAAAACATTGATGGGAGCTGATGCAGATTCTATTTCTGCATTCGGCTCAATTCTATCTGCTATAGCTACAATTTATGCCACTTATGTCGCAATAAAACTATACGCAAATTGGAAAGACCCACACCAAGCTAGCTTTTATGTCAATGAGTGTAAAAATGTTTTAGACATTTATAAGCAATTACATTTATGTCAAAGAAACTTGTATATTCTTGAAATGGATTTACTAAATTTAATAAGTACTGAAAATGGCTTGGGAATTCGCGATGAAAGTGATTTTTCTAAAGAGGAATTAAAAAAATTAAATACACTTAACAGCTTGGTAGATAAAGGTATCGATGCTTTATTTACAAAAATAGGTGAATTACAAGCTGAAGTCATTATGCTTACAGCTTTAACTGAAGATCATAATTTTTTAATACAAAGTATTAGTTTGGAAACTAGTCTAACAAGATCTTATTCTGTACCACGTGAAGTTGATAGTAAGTTAGATATTTTTGAAAAAAGCAAAAAATTAAAAGTTGCCAACCAAAATAATTACTTAATTGTACAAGGTAAGGAGTTAATCGAAAAAGCTAAGGAGTGGGGTAAAATTTAACATAAGCTAACTTTTTATTTTTATTAACATAAATTTCACTAAACACCTTTACAAACTATGAATCAAGAAACTAAATTTTTATTAATAAATGTCTGTGGCTGGATTATTTCAATAAGTATTATCTTTTTCTTTTTTATTCATTGGCTGTATTCATACAACCAAATTGATGAGCCGTTAAAGGAAGCATGGTCTTTAACCATTAGCATGTTATCAGCTTTAACAACTATTGGTGCTGCCATAATTGCAGCTAGTCTATTTAATCATTGGAAAGATTCCCAAACTGGAGTTAATCGAAGTGAGTTAGCGAAAAATATTCAAATTAACTTAATTGAACTGAAAAACTTGTGTGACTATCATTTAAGTATGCTTTCAGCTGATATTGTTTTAGATAAAGCCAAAGAGGATCCGAATATTTCCAAAGATTTTATTTCTAGAAGAAATGAAAGATACAGTCTCTATAAAGTCGAAAAAAACGATTTTAAAACTGAATATAGCAAACAACTCAAAAATCTTATTTTAAGTATTAGAGTTTACGAAAGTATATTTTCGATAATCTTATTACCTGAACAAGAGACGTTTAATTTCAACTCATACTCATATCATATTGCAGCAATTTATACATCTTTAGAAAATCAAGATGAATACGATCGTTTAAGACATATTGAAAGAGTTACACAAAAATTAAAATTAGATATGGAGAATATTTATATGAAAATAATTACTGATGAAACCTCAAAGTATATAAATTTAAGTGGTGTAAAGTGAGCCCTCCTCAGAGAGCTTTTACACAAATGCCGACACTCACATTACTATTAATAGTCTGAGCTGTGCATCCTGATAGCAGAATGCACAGTATTAAAGCAGCTAGTTTACACTTATACATTTTTGGCGCCTATCTAGTTGTCTGCTCCAAACGCCATAACAACCATTAGAGCGAATGGAACAATCGCGCTTTGCAACATACTTCCATTTTAGAAGTGCATCACACGCTTGGCGTGGCTTATTTTGAAGCAGTAGTCGGCGCATTGAAGATTGATTCCAGTTGCTTTGCCCAAAGTTGTAAACAAAGTCTAAATAAACATCATATTCAGTTTGAGTTAGTTTCACACCTTGCAACGATTTGCGAAAAGCAACCTCATCTTTTGAAATGTGCGCCTTAGATATTTGGATTGCGCGCTCTTTTGTAATTGGTTTATCAGTCATTTTGACTGTAGAACCGTTTTCATATTTTGTTGAACCTATGCCAATTGTGGCCACTTTTCCGCTGTCTAAATAAGGCTTAGAGCTGTAACCTTCATACCCAATTAAAGAAGTAAAAAAAGTGGCCGAAACCACTAAAGATCCAACTACATATTTAGTCTTGTTTGACATTACATTCACCATTTCGTTTTTTCATTTCTAGCTCGTGCAAATCTTGCTCTCTCTGAATACGCAACATCGACTCAAGCTCTTCACGCTTATTTCGCTTAAATTGAAAATAAGCATTTAAAAGAAAACCGACTACCGCAACTAAAAGACCCGTTAAAGCGACCCAATCAATTGATGTAATAAATCCCAAAATTGTTGCTCCCGCCCCTGTGTATGTTGCATACGTTGCCTTTGTTGCCGCTCCAGCCGCCACCTCAGCAACACTACTTGCTGCATGTTCTGCCATTTCATTTCTCCAGAAGTAGGCAAAAAAAAAGCACCCGTTTGGGTGCTATGAATTAATTTAAATTAAGCTTCAGAAGTACTTTGAGTAATCTGATTTGTATAATTCCAGACTGTGTTTTCCCATACATCCCGTACAGCGACACGAATGTAATATGGGGTTGTTGGTTGTAACCCTCCAAAAGTAGTTGTTAAATCTGTGCCGGTCCACGTTGGCGGCGTTTGTGTAGGATCAAAATTAGAAGTCGTGCTAAGCCATACCGCATAATCTTTCAGGTCTGGTACTTCGCTTGGTACCCAATTCACGGTAATAGAATCTTTCGTAGCAGCTGTATAAACATTTAGAAGTACTGGCGGTACCGGATTACTAATACTTAATTCAGCATAGGTGCTGAACTGGTCGCCGTTCTTACTTGCTACACGTATTGTATAAGCTCGGCCAATACCATCCGTTTTAGCGTCTTCAATCGAATAGCTATACTCCGCATTCGTTGTATCTACTTGACGAATCATTGCGCCATTTGACCAGACTTGCACACGATAACCATCTGCACCGGTTGAGCTTTGCCATTGAACTTTAAAAGTAGTTCCAACAAATGGCGATTGCAGCGATAAACCTTTTACACCCGCAGGACGCCCACCCAACAGGGTATAGCTATATGCTGTTACCTCATCTAATGTCTGTTCTTTGCGCTCCAATCCGTTAAAACTCGTGAACTTTAAGAAGATCTGTTTACCCACCAAATTTTCATTATATGGATATTCAAAGATAGCCCGATCAAGGCGTACAAAAGGCTCACCAGCATTATGAATCTGGGCATCATCAAAACGACCACGTAGAACATCACTTAATGTATAAAGACCTGTTCCATTTAATGTGGCCACTTGGTAATTAAAATACTCGTCACCGACTTTACAAAGCGTTTGATCGGCTTGAGCATCTTGTAAGGTGCCGCTGAAGATTCGACTTGCTGTATTTAGCTCTACTTGTAAAGCGGTATCATCTGCATCAATAGCCGTTACAAGTTGCCCGTATCGTGCGGATCCGTAAATAGTGCCGATCATTTCATAGGTCGTATTATCAAGACTGGCCCAAACATTGGCACCGCCCCAATTGATGCCACCTGAAACAGCCACCCAAACTTGATTTTTTCCATCCGTTAAATCTAACGGAGGCTCAAAAATAGCTGGAGCATTCACATTACCTGGTTCTTCATTGCCGCCTTGATAACCATTAGAAGCTTGTGAATCGTATTCAATAGCGGATCTTGAGCCTACAGCCAATTCTTCAGCTGTGATAGTTAATTCACCGAACTCATCTTCCTCAATACGTGTGATACGTACAGGAAATTGATTTAGCCCCAAAGCTTCATCAGTAATGGTGACAATGTCCATTGGCTCTAATCGGCAATACTTCCAACCTAAGGTAAACTCATATTCGTTACGAACATAAAGCAATCGTTGTAAGCGAAGCTGGGCAGCATGACGGGCTATTTTGGGCTCACAAAAGTAATGGCTTTCCACTGGATCCTCGGTACGTAGGCCAAACATCTCAATGTTTGCTTGGTCCTTGGCCTCAGTAGTTTCTGTGTTGTACTGGTTATAGCGATTAATGTATTCAATCTGCACATGATTATAGGCATCCGTATCACGGCTACGGCGTACTCGTACCGGCTCATCATCACTAATAAAATCATCATCAGTTAAGTGATAAACAGGTGTCAGATCCGGAGTAAAAGTTACACCGTTACCTGTAATTGCAGAATCGCCAAAGGATCTAATTTTTAATCCATCTGGGCTTGGTACCACGGCACAATTTACAGCTTCTACAATCTCGTTGATTGTTTCATAGGCTGCCCGTTGCTCTGTAAAGGCTGGGCTGATTAAAAGATTGGCAGCTCGGCAATAAGTGCGGAACTCTTCTAAATCAGCCATGTTTAAATTAGGTGCTGCCCCATGGCGTGGATGTGTAATAAAGTCTTCAATTACATCTGCGGGATTAGCATCATCAATAGTTTCAGACAATGTAATGGTGCTAATCACTTCAAAGTTATGATTTGAAAGGCTGGCGCTATTCCCCATCTCATAATTAGCACATGCCACATATCCGAGATAAGGATAGTTGATTGCCTGATCAGGATGTTTCGATACTAGCCAGCCCCACGGCGGGTTACCATTCCCATCATATAATTCAAACTTTAGCTGATCGATTGGATCTAGCGTAATAGATCCTTCCTGCTTTGGTATGTACTGGTCCTTATCAACCCAAATCAAGCCAATCTTTTTAATCTGGTTCTCACATAACCCCAGCATGAGAGAAGCACTATAACTAAATGTTGTATTGCTGGTTTTAGTGCTGCCACCCTTTCCGCCCGATTTCTCTACAGTAGTATGAGGGGTTGCTAAGAAATCACCGTACCAAAACATGTTAGCAGCTACACGAGTTTTGCCATAAACCAAAGGCTGGCAAAGCCCATAAGCTGATTGCTGGATTCGCATTGAGTTAATACGGGTATCCGTTGTACTAATTGTAGTACCACCAAATAATCCACCCATTTATTTAAGCCTCTTCATACGAAAAAACCCGGCAATTCGCCGGGCTAAACTTCCTTTGGTTCCATCCTGAATAATGACTCCCTGATGGATGTAACTATGAATGACCCGTGGCCACTCGATGACAATTGCACCATGACTGATGCATTTGCCAAAGTGATATAAAACAATATCGCCAGCCTGCGGTGGCCCATCAACTGGATCACATACACCTAGAATGAGTTCTAAATAACGTTGCCCCATCTGGTGCATGTGCCAATCAGGCGGATATGGCCGTGGATCTAAATGATCCATGAGTCCTACTTTTTCATAGACCTCACAGATTAAAGTTCCACAATCTACACCAACACCCTTTACTCGCCCTTGGTGATGATATGGAGTACCTAACCAAGTTAGAGCTTCTTTTACTGCTTCTTCATTTTTCTTCATGATGGTTACACCGTAGACTTAAAGTAAGGTGTAAGCCCATCACTTTCTTGGTAATAGCCAGCAGTTGAAGAATGCACACCATTAGACTGTTCAATTACAGTTTTCGGATTACGGGCATTAACTGCTACAGGTGATTCAGGATAGTTGTTTTCAGTATCAACATTTGTGCCGGCACCAACAAAATAGATTCTAGAGGCTTCCTTACCACTGTAATAAGCAGAAAGTAACTTGTTGAAAATTGCAATATTACGTTTCGCCCGTTTAGATGTTTGACCACACGCATAGTTATAGCCAAAAGCGTCCTGACTTGCGTAAGTTGGTGGTGAACACACAGCAACACGAATAGTTGAATTTACCGCAAGAATCGAATTGATAAGAGTATCGAGTTTCGGAAAACCGGTCGTACAAAAATCAATTGCAGCCTGATCAGAAGTTAAGCTAAACGTATCATTCACACCAAGAGAAATGAAAACATCATCAGGTGTTTGCAAACCATATGTTGTTAGATAGTTTTGATAATCAACTTTTGAAGCTGCTGCGTTCCAGAATGGATTTCCAGATTGAGACTGAACATTGCTAAATGCAATAGTGCTATCACCAATCATTGCCGCATCTTTCTTGCTTAAAGTACCCGTTGCACCATTCGTAGGAGCTAAACCGGTAAAGCTACATAAAAGAGTACCTGAGCCATTAGAAAGATTAGTTTCTTGAACAGTAAACTCACCGCCATTAAATGTATAAATTGTTGCATTAATAGCGGGTGCTGTAGTAATGCCGCTTACTGTGAAAAGGTAATAAGTTCGCCCAGCGGTCGTATAGTCGTTAATCGTCCAGCCGCCTCGCCCTTCGTGTAGGTTTGGTGCGGTACCTCGTGTACCAATTAAAGTGATTCCCATCTCATCAGTTGAAGCATTATTTAAAATGCCTTGAGTAATACCGCCGGATGCAATACGAGAATCACCAATACCCTGAACCTTTTTTGTAATTCCGGAATTAGCATTTTTACTGACAATTACAACCTGAGAAGTTGCAACTGCTAATTGCAAACCCGTGTATTTATCAATAACACCTAAACTTAAAGAAAAAGTACCTAAACCATCATTTGCTACAGGCTTAAAGCGCCATCCTCTACGTTTATGCATTCCCTTAGAACAGTTGAAATCGAAATCATATAAATTATGATCCACGACCATCGTGTTTTCTAAGAAAATATTGCCTTCCAAACCCTCCATTACGTAGATTTTAGGAGGCAAAAAAACTTCAGGAACATATGGCTGGACAGGAGGATTTCCACCACCGCTACTTGCTACTTTAAGTAGTAGTTGAAAACCCGCACTGACATATGCGCTTGCAGGGGGTGTTGGTGGTGATGTAACTGCAATAGGTGCTGTGCCCCAATCTCCAGTACCATTTGAGAAGTTAAATCCGCGAGATTCTAAGTTACCTGTAGCTGTGCCGAAGTATCTTGTATTAATAACTTTAATTGTGTCTGATCTAAATACAATAACGAACGGTACGTTTGGAGGTATCGAGATTACTTGATCAAGTTGGATCTCTTGTGCTGAGCCAGAATCAGCAGCAGGGAAGTTTTTACATACACCGGAGTAATCTGGGCTGTTTACATTAGCTTGCGGAACGAAAGAACCACGTGTATCAGTAGTTAGTTTGGCGCCAAAGTAAACCCTATATTGAATAGGCTCAACAGTAGTACACCAAACGTTAGCTTTAATATAATTAAAGTTAACGCCACCTGAACCACTGACATTGTTATAGCCCACATAAGGCGAAGTATTCCAAAGCACCGATCCAGTTAATTCACTGGTCGTGAATTGTTTACCGAAATATTTATCCTGAGATAGGTTGTTTAGAGCAGCTGCAACAGATAAGGCAAGTTCGGTCTTACTCGTATACGCTAGGTCAAACTCAGCTTTAAGAGTAGCTGAGTCTTTAAAGACAGACCAACCAGACCACAATGATTCGTACTGTTTATTAACATAAAAGGCTTTATCCCTTCCATACGGCGTAAAACGCACTTCTTTGTATGCACTATTAGCCGTATAGCTTACTTCTAGCTTACCGAACTTATACGGCATAGAAGGCATGTTAAGTAGCGAGTCACCGATAGGTATTGTCGGTGTGTAATAACGACCTACAGGCAAGTTTAGTACGTCTTGCCCTGTAGTTAGCGCCGTCATTGATGAAAATTGCGTTGAGCGAGTTACAAAGCTATCCCACACACTGTCATAGTTGCCAGTGGATTGCAGCACTTTACGGAAAATCGGAGGTGTATTATCCAAGAAAGGATAGAAAGTTTGAGTACAGCCTGAACTTTTAACTCCTGAAGGATCAGGATTGTAAATTACAGTTACGCCTTGTACCAAGTTATTACCCGAGTACATCGGCCCATTAAGTACTTGCGTATTGGTTAAGTTGGCTCCCCAATGGTAATAAATACCTTGTTTATAAAAATTATTAAAATCATCACCAGCTACGATTTTAATGGGCTTGATAAATGGAACCCCATTAAACGTTTCGATACCGACCACATTTTCCAAAAATTGTTTAAGTGCGGTCTTAAATCCTTCCTCAGTTACCGTGGCGCCGATAAGCTGTTCAATATTAGGTAAAGCCATGTTCTAGCCCCATAAAAAAACCCCGCAAAATGCGGGGTTTTGGTTAAAGATGAATATGTTTAAACAGAAGTTTCAGGAACCGGTACAAAAGGTGCACCACGGAACCGAGCACGATTATTAAATCGATTGTCACATGTAGTAAGACGCTTATCACACCCGGGGTAAACACGGATAACCTCACCAATTGCAGGCATTTCTAACAGTGGCAAAGTCAGAAGCAAAGCACCAGCCTCGTGCAAACGAACGGTACGTTTAATTCCAATATTTACGCCTTCTAAAAACTCTACAACGCCTTGGGTAAACCATCCTTGAGGTTGGCTTAAATTGCATAGGATTCGGTTAGGCGTACTATTTGCAGCAATAGTTGTATTAACTGCGAAATCAGCACTGAGCAAACCACATGCGCTATCAAACAAAGTATTTAAACATCCTGGTGTATACAAGTTTCTAGGCATTTGAAGTTTTAAATTATCTACATCAGAAACCACACTTGCATTGATGTCATATCGATCAAGCTCAGGCTCAACGATTCGACCTTCAAATAAAACCATGGTGCCGGCACTGGTATCAGTTGGTGTGTACATATCCATAAACACCCGCTCTAATTTAAAACGAGCGCCGTCTAATATGCCATTATGAAAAGCCTGAGCTATCGGAACATCACCGAATTTAGTGTTTTCATTTGTCTCAATTTTGATAGACAAATTATCAACTTCAATGCCTAAAGAAAGGCTAGTTCCTTCTCGGCTGATGATTGGTCCATCAGCACGAAATTCTTTTCCTTGCACAGTCAAATTAACGTCATAGCTTGTATAACAATACTCAATACCTTGTATCGTCGTAATGGTATACAGATCAGCCATTACAAATTGATCGGCATCTAACAGCGCAATAAGTTGAGGTGATGCTTGTCTCATATCTTTGTTCCTAAGGATCCGATTAACTCAACCTTTCCGGCCTTCCAAAGTTTGTGCATAAAATTGACGTATTGCTGTGTATCATCTTTAAAACGGCATCGATAATAGTAAGTGCCCTTAATATTTAGCTCGATACCCGCTTCGATAGGTTGAGAAAGAATGTACTTACCATCTGCTGTAATTTGTGCAGTAGCGGTATTCCACATTCGCTTTGAGGTATTAGCATTCCACATCGATTTAACCGGTGTTTGGTTCCACATATTAGGATCTATGGCCTGAACCACTTTTTCCTCTGTATTGCCGAGTGGTAAAGGTGTGTTGTACATCATCTTGTAAAGCTGGTACGAGGTTGTTGCACCATCACCAATAAACTTACAATCAAACTGATTGTCATCTGGCATCTTATAAAGAAATGAATCAAATGCGCCTCGGCGTTCTAAATAAAAGCCTTGGAGTTGCTGCAATTCTTTTCTCCCTTTACTTTCCCGCAAGAATGCGTAAGACAATGAGATTTCATATTTAGGTGTGGCCTGAAAACTCGCACGGAGTTCTCGGCCATTAATTGAAGTCATGATCTTTGTATTGAACATGGGGGTAAGCGAGGTATCCCACTCAAGACCGGGTAATTCTGGAAATAATACGTTTGACACTTACACCTCCTTATTTACCAAAGCCACGGTGATAACCTTTTAAGCTGTCTGCAATGGCTCTACTATTTTTCTTCAACCAACGATCAGCGCCTTTGGTATCGAGGAAACCAAGGTTAATAACTGGCCCACCTCCACCACCTTCAGCCGCTGCGGCTGCTCCAAAACTTGCACCACTACGCATAGCTTTGCCCATTTCACGAATAGTATTTGCATGTTGTGAAGGTAAAACCATTTCGTCTTCATGTAGCTGGGTGACTGGATTCACACCTGATGGAATGTCGTAACCGCCTCGAGCAGATTTGATCTTGCCGGCTAAACCAGCAACTAAGCCGAACGCAGCAGCACCGGCACCCACGGCGAGAACTGGACCAATGTAAGGAATAGAAACCATGGCTTTAAATGCGCCCGCCATAGCTTCCCAAGCTGACATCATGATGCCTTTGACAGCTTCAGCAGCTTTTAAACCTAAACGAGTTAAACCACCTGCAGCTGTAACACCGGTACGTGTTGCTTCACCTGCGATCGTTGCCCCCGTTTGAGCCGCTTGGCCAGTTACTTCAGCCGCTGTTTCTGCACCAACAAAACCAAGTTTACGAGCTAACTTAATCGCTTGGATTCTGAGCCAGCCTTGCAGCTCTTTAGTAGCTGATTGCAATGCAAATGCACCCATGTCAGCAAGTACCGCTTTAGTTGCGTTACTCCATGTCAGTGTGCCATTCATTAAAGATTGAATGCCTTGATCCCAAAGGTTAGAAAGTCGGGAAGTGAAGCCGCCGAACTTAGCCTCAAAGTCTTTCATTTCCGCATCACTGATTAAGCCCATAGACTTAGTGTCAGCAACTTTCTGATCTGTCTCTAAATCAGAAATGTTGTTTGTGATTTGGTTTTGATTACCTTGCTTACCAGTAATACCGGTTTGCTCGTTCTCAAGTGCCAGACGCTCTAAAAGACCTTGCCGCTTAATTTCACGTAATTGATCTTCGAGCTGCTTCTCTAATTGAACCTTACGAACATTAGAAATTTTCTTAGCATCATATTCAGCTTGGATCCGTGCTGCCTCGATTTCATATAGGCGCTGTGCCTGTTGCTGATAATTGTCGATCTGTTCTTCACGAGCTTTTTTGTATTCCTCAAACTCTTTTAAACGGATAGCAATGATCTTGTCTGAGGCATCCTTTTCAGCTTTGACTTTTGCAGCAGCTTTTTCATCAGCAGTCATCTTAGATTTTTCAATCTCATCTAATGCCTTTTGAAGATCTAAAGCGACTTTCTTTTCTTCGGATGCATATTTATACCGAATATCAGCAAGTGCCTTAGCTGCCTGTTCAGCTTGACGTTGACGCTCTTTAGCCTCTTGCTCAGCTTTAGATTTTGCCGATGATTTAGAGCCGCCTTTCTCATCTTTCACACCAGTACCAATACCCTTATTTATACTTGGTGGTGCAGAGCCTAAAGCTAATTTAGGGGGCTTAGGCGGGCCAAGTGGAGTAGATGGATCCTTATATACATAGTTGGTAATCTTTTGATTACCCGCTGTAGTAACATCAAGAATCCGCTTGCCTGCTGTGACAAGTGAATTAGCTGCTGTGGTCGCGCCAGCGTTCCAAGAGTTTTTGAGATCATTCATTCGACCTTTCATTTGGTTGGTATATCGATCAGTAATACCGCCAAGCTGAGATAAGCCACCTTCCCATGCAGCAGCGGCACCAGAAAAGTTAAAATGCAGAATGTTATTTACAACGCTACCAAAGGTTTGAAATTTGACTTGCAATACATCCAGACCAAACTGAATAGTACTGCGAACCATGTCAAAGCCAGCCATGAGGCCATTAAATGCAATGATTAACGCCTCACAAACAGTTACGACTACGGCGCGTATAATTGCAAATGCAGATTGAACACCAACTTGAAACCCTGTTACCACAACACCCAAGGCGCGTAAGGCTACAGAAATAGCATCCATAAAACTTATCTGGGTATTTGCATCATCACCAATATTTCCAGTTAAGTCATTCCAGATACCTGCAATAGTTGTGAACTGCTCACTTAGAATAGAAAAAAGACTTTCAAAAATACCAATAATTGATTTAATTGAATCATCAATGGCATCTCTAGAATCTACTGCAAATGTCAAAAATTGATTTGCTAAATCAGTTAATGCCGGAGCGGCTTGTGCTGCAATACGTGTAAGCACACCTTGTAAAGTTGCTTGTACTGTTTCCAGTGCCGAATTAAATTCTTTAGTAGCAGCAATTGCATCTTCACTCATGATTACGCCTAAATCATGTGCTTGTCTTGCATACTCTTTTAATTTTTGTCCGTTGTTATCCAGTAATGGTGCTAATAAAGTCGCATCATTTGCAATTGCTTCCATGTAGAAGGTCATTTCAGCTTGCGAAACATTAGCTTTTTGCAAAGTCTGGTAATACTTTTCAAGGATCTGAGGGCCGGATAATCCCTGAAATTCTTTTGCTGTAACGTTAACTTTAGGGGCAATCTTTTCAAAGAAGTCGGCCATTTCTCCGCCGCCCGTTTGCATAAAATCACCAAACTTATCGTTTACATCTTTCATGATGTCCGAAAGTTTATCTTGCTCTACATTTACCTTTTTGGCTGCAAAAGCCCATTCTTGAAATTCTGTTGTATTCGCATTGGCTAAACGAGATTGAATTTCTAATTCTTTAGATGCTTTACCAACGGCGGAAACTAGATCCGGTATTGCTGCCACGGCCTCCGCTGCACTTCTCGCAATTTCTTGCCCTATACCAAGAAAGAAACCACCTTTAACCAAAGATAAACCACTGGTAAGAGAGCTTTTAATATCATTCCCTACTGTTTTAAATCTCTCTGAAAGGCCTGTCGCAAAACCATTTAACTCTGATCTCATATTTGATAGATCAAGTTTAAAATCGATATTATTTCCGGTGCTTTCAATTTTCTTTGAAGCATCTGAAACTATTTTTTCAGCATCTCGCATTCCTTCCTTGAGCTCAGAAGTTTTTGCACCGACATGTACTTCAACACGGTTATTATTTGCCATACCTACCTCTTAGGCATAAAAAAACCTTGCCGATGCAAGGTAAATGAAAATAAAAAACCCCGTACGAACGGGGTTAATTTTTAGGAATAATACTTACTGAACAACAACTAGGTCGGCTATTCCACAACCAGACGATGCAGCTTGAGAATGTATAAAGCCCATATTAAATTGATTTACTGTTTTAGTTTCACCAGCTTTAACAATCTCATAAATAACTCGACTATTACTATCGATCTTAGTTTTACTATTAGAAAAGTGCTCACACTCTACGGTGATATCTTTAATGTCATATTTACTGTTATTTTTGATCTTAAAATCAACCAACATGACACTATCAAACCCACCTTTAGCCCAATCATAATCTAAGACAGTATTTTTTAGAGCGTCTTCTTTTGGGGTTAACTCTTTAGTTCCATTTGATGTGGACGAACCTCCACCAGCAATTGCACCTATAACCATCAAAACAATAAACCCTAAAATAATCCAAGTAATTATTGAAGTTTTCTTTTTAACCTTAGCCCCGCAGCTTGGACAATTCTTAGCTTGTGTACTAACTTGTGCCCCGCACTCTTTACAATTAATTAAGGCCATTCAGTTATCCTTATAAAGTTTTAATTAACAAACTTTAACCAACACTTACAAAGATTGCAAATAAGGGCGGCCTTAACCGCCCTGCGGGTAACCGTTTAAGACTTCTAGCATATCATCTTCGTCATCATCTGAGACGGTGATTACTGGGTCTGTCTCTTCAATTCCTGCAAAAGCTTCCAAGATACGGCAAAGACGCTGTATTCCTATATGTGCGGGAGGGTTACTTTGCTGATATGCACTTAGTGCTCTTAATCTAGGTAAGTCCATTTCATTACGTACATAGTCGTAATCTTTACCCATTGTAAGCACTAAATGCGTGTACAGCTCCTCCCAATCTATTCCCCCGAGCCACCCGCGTTGCTGTCATTGTTTCCTTTGAGTCCTGAAACAGACATTACAGCTTCCATAACTTCGGTAAGCTGATCCATATAAATCATGTCAGCAACATCATCACGTGTGATATCAGGATAGTTACGTTTAAGTGATTTAAAAGCAACATCAATCACGGTACCAACATCATCGGGCTTGAATGCTTGAAGTACTGGTAGCAACTTTTCAACCGTGCCAAGCGACAATGGAGCAAAAACAAATGGCTGGCCATCAATAATAATTGTTGAGCCACGTGGGTTTTCAACTTGCTTAAATTGCATTTGGTATTACTCCGATAAATCAATTTTGAAAACACGGTTAAGGTCATCAGCCATAGGCTGGAATTCAAACTCAGGAATGTCGTAATCGTCCTGTTTTGAACTAAACCCAAGCTTGTTACTGGTACAGCGGTAGAAATTCATGTGCATGAATTTGCCTTTGTAATCACGCTGAAGATCTAAAGCAAATTCAGGTGTATAACCCATATCTAAGTTTGATACGGTAATTGACTTGCCACCTGCTACTGTTGCGGAATATCGGAAGCTAATAAAAACCACTTTCCCCACATCCGCCGTTGCAAATGTATATGCCCCTGTTGCAGCATCTACGCTGTATTGCCCCGTTGTTGGGGCTGACGCTACACGCTTAAGTGGAATAGCTTTACCATCAGTAACACCTAGATCCTTTGCGAAGGTTCCACTATTAGGAACTACTGGAGTAACTAAGCCACCTGCTGGAACGATTTCACCATTGATGGTTTGGGATACCGTCTCGATTCCACCTTCAGCAACAACGCCACCGAAGAAAATAGAATTTAGCAATGTTCCGTTAATACGCCCAAACGATGCTTTACCTTTAATAGATCCTTTACCACGTGCAGCATCTACGGCGAACTGTCCACGACCAAAGAGTTCTTTTAAATCGAAACTAATATCGACACCTACCGACTGCAATACCCCTACTTCAACTGGTGTGGGATTACTAATCGGCTGCCCATAAACGTCTTGAATCGGTGTAGCAAAGATCTTGCCGGCACCAAATAAATATTGAGCCATTTATTTTGACCTCTCTAAAATGACAAAAACCGCCATCGAGGCGGTCATAAAATGAATGTTTTGTTAATTGGTTGTGAGGATCCGGATAGGAATAATGGCAATCGCCTGATCATCCAGCATGTTTTCTACTGCTTCATATACTTCAACTGTGCCTTCGATCCAGCAATGTTCCACCAAACCACCCAAGGTTTGATATTCGCTAAATTCTGGATGGTCTGGCTGAATAGCTTCACGTACACGATCGATGAAAATATTCATCTGTGATGATGGGGGTTTAGCGCTATCGGCCTCATGGATATAGAGATAGACCTCGGCAGCAAGTTCAACTTTTGAATCTAAACCATGTACCGGCACTTCTTGCTGATTGCCTTGTGTAATAAACATGGCTGGGCGTTGTTCTGCTGTGACATGGTTAAAGTGACGTAAACGGCGACTAACCGTAATCAAACCTTCTACCCTTGTACTTAATCGATCAAACAATGCTTGATAGATTGCTTCACTATCCACCTGCTATACCTCGCTGAATTGCTGCATCAATATTTTTCGGCACAATCTTGGCCACAATATCCAATGAATCACGCATGAATCGTAACTCTCTAAAACGAACATTCCTTGAATGAGCCTTAATATTGACTTGAACTGGAGATATAGGACGGCCAAAAGCTTGCTTTATTGTTCTAAGGTGAGCTTTTACCCCCATAGAGCCATTTAAACCAAACTCATGTGCAGGTGCATAAGGTACTAATGCACCACCAGCTCCCACCGTTCCCTCTATCGAATCCTTTTCCTCATCCACTTTAGATGAAACGGATCCACGCAAGCGGCCAGACTGAACTTTTAGCCGTTGGCCGCTCAACATGTCTTCCTGAACAATCCGCTGTAAGCGCAAAGTAAGAGCGTTAATCGTGCGTCTTACTTCAAACCTAATGCGATCATTCATCTCATCAAAGTTGACTCGAGTCTCAACACGATTATCACTCATGGCTTATTACTCTTTAGCAGAGGCCGTCGATTTCTTTGGCTCAACCACTTCAACATAACGCTCAAAACCTAAGGGCTTTAACATATTAATAATGTCGTCCTCAGATTCTAAAACACCATTTTTGATATCTAGGTTTTGACCAGCAAGAACTAGTTTTGATGGCTTGTAGCCTTCGGGTGCCTGATATTTAAAAGGCATGGGAATCTCCTATACGACAAAAGAACCAACACCTAAACGGTTAGGGTTTGTGCCTTCATCATCAATTGGAATTGAATTTTTTAAAGCAAGATAACGCTGGCCATACATACTTAGATCATAGAAAGCTTCTTTCGATGACCGGGAATAACTCACGCTTTGGCCCGCAATTGTCATACTCGATGCGGTACCAAAAGCGGCACCATTGCCACTTGCGGTACCAACTTTAAGAATGTGTGCTGCATATAGACCTACAGCACGTTCCTTTAATGCCCCAAACTCAATTTGAGATACAACCAGATCCGCTTCTTCTAAAGCATCCTGTATTTTTGCATCAGATAAATTGACTAAGGCTGTATCAGTCGAGAACTTCTCGCGAAACGTTTGTACGTCCATAGGTCCACCTTATTCCTTAGCCTGATCTAACTTCGCCTGTAGCTGCTCAAGTGTTTCATCTTCACTGAACGTTACTTCAAGCGCTGCAAGTTCAGCTTTCACTGTGGCCAAAGCTGCTTCATCTGCTGCCTTAGCGGCGTCATTGGCTGCACCTGTTTGCTTGCCTCCTTTGCCACCAGTTTTACCCGCTGCTTTTGTTTCTTCATCTGGAATTTCCAAAATTTCAAGTTCACCAGATTCAACAAGATGCTTGGCAAACTTATTCTTTTGCAGTTCCTTATGCTGAGATGCTTCAAGCGCTACGGACATTCCTGCTGGCAAAGTTGCTACACCTGCAAAAACAAAAGCGGCATTAGAGCCGCTGTATGTGTATGAATATTTAGCCATGTGGTTTTAATCCTTATGCATGGTCAAAGTAACGAAGCGAATCAACACGCTTCAGCCAAACGCCTTGGTATTTGTAGTGACCCGGCACAAGCACATCTAAGCCTTTTGGTTGCGCTGTCAAGAATTCAACGCTGTTACCTTTAAACTGGATGCATGACGGATCACGACGATAGATGATGGAGCGGTCAGCACCTGCTGTACCTTTGCCATTACCACGACCAGAACCACGGATGGTTAATGGCTTGCCTTGAGTAGCGAAAATATTCTTTTCAGTTACCCAGTCAAGGAAAGTCTTACCACCTGAGTCAGCGACAATACGGTTGGAAAGATCCGAATATTGATTCGATGCAAGGATGTAGGTATCAGGTTCAATAGAAGCATCACCATCAAACAGATCTGTTGCATCTGCAAGGGATTTATTAAAGTCCGAAAGGACCTGTTCGATAGTTGCGGTAGCCCAGTTGTATTGCGCCGTCACTACCGTTACGCCAGTCTGGTTGAGGAAGCCGTTTACCTGAGTTAGTTGACCACTTGCATTCGCTGTGGTGTAGCCATACCAAGCCACATTCGACATGTGTTTTTCAGCAGCCAAGTTTGCAGCCTGAACTTTGTCAGCTTCAAGTGCAAGGTTCATTGCCTGAGCTGTCGCCAACTCTACAATGGAATATTGGTAACCGATCGTGCCGACTTTCACAGGTAACTGCACAGTGTCATATTCCACTTCTGCAAGCGGGATATCATCACCAGTGCCTGAATGGTCCTTACCAATACCAACACCTTTTTTACGTGACAGGATTTCACCGCCACCATATGCAGCCTGCACATTGGTTACTGGAATGAATTTGGCATAGTCCAGAACTTGTTGAAGCTGTGGGGTGATTTCGTTTTGCTCTTCAAGCTTAATGAAAAGCTGTGCTAATGCATCCATATTGAACGCATCACCTACCTGTGCCTGAATGGCGTATGAAATCGGCGTTAAGCGTGCTTTCATTTTTACTAATTTGCTCATGTTCTATTAAGCTCCACGAAGATTAAGAAGGGCTAAACCATCAGCACCTGTCACGGTTTCCCATGCTGCACCAGGTAATAATGTTCCGTCAGTAGCGGCACTTGAAAGTGAACCCAACGGCGCTGCTGTGGTACCGTTTGCAGTTTTCACATAAACAGCAGCAGTAATGTCTGTGATCGGCGCTGTAGGTTTAACCCAAATCGCACCATCAAACATTACTGGCAACATGTCAGCAGCTTTATAAGCTTCTTTGCCAGCCGCTGTTTTGCCAGTCTTGCCGACACCGTGGCGTACAACTACACCAAAACGTGTTGGTGTAGCACCAGAAACAGCCGTTACAGATTTGCCATCAGTCGTGCGGACAACCACATCGCCGTCATTGACTAGGGTTGTGCCTGAAAGCGGTAATGACAGTACAACTTCTTTGGCAGTTAAACGGCCACGCTGACCGACTACCGCATTTAATTGCTGAACCATGATTCAAGTTCCCCTTAAATTGTTTTGTATGCAGCAGACTTGTCATAACCCTTATTTTCTTTAGGGTCCTGATTATTGTGTTGCTGTTGTTGCTGTTGATTTAATGCGTCACCGACTGCATTGCTTGGTGTAGTCGACTTCACCGCTGACAGTGCACGGAATACCGTATCGATCTGTTCAGATTTGGCATCACCTACGGCAACACCACCTAGTACAGCCGCCACCAATGTGTCACCTGCTTTAGCCGCAATCACATCACGTTTGATTTGCTCACATGTGCAGCCTTCAGTTTTAACTGTTGGCACCAATGCTTTAGCATCCGCAATTACAGCGGCACGTTCTGTAGCAGCTTTTTCTAGTTTCTCTGGTGTCATCTGATTCTTTTCCAGATCTCCCACTTTTTGCTCAAGAGTAGTTTTATCAGTATGCAATTGGTCAATGACCGCTTGAACGGCGTTCAATTCATCACCGATTAAAAATTGTTTATCACCAACTTTAAGTTTTGCAGCCTTTAAATTTTCAAGCTGCTCTTGCTGGATCTTTAAGGCATCCGCTAAAGGCGTGTTATCGCCAATGTTATAACGCACACCATTTACAATAACTTCCATTGATTTATTCCCCTTAGGTGGAGTTTGTTGTTTGTCACCGATGCGGCAATCACCACCACAGCGCCCGTATTTAACAAGTGCTACGTGATTACCAATAAAATTGATAAATTTCGCTTGATACACCGTGCCATCTGGCGCCGTGCCCTGCTCTAAAACTAATGTGGCTCCATAACCAAGCGACATTTCCAATCGCTCGTTGTTCTGGATCAAGTCAATGCTGTCTTTATCTTTAATGAGCAAATCGCCCAATAGATATTCGCCTTCTTGGCGGACGTTCTCACAATAGCCAATGTGGTAGTCCTTCCAGTTGGCTGCATTAATTTCATTCTTGGGTGGGTGATAATCCGTAGTATCTGCCCCATCCCAACTTTTAATGGCTTCTGGTTTAAAAAGTTCTTCAGGAGGTGTATAGACATTAATTGTCTGATCTGCTGAAAAGCCTTCTAAATTTGGAAACTCATACGCATAGTACTGACGTACCTGAGGTGCTTTTCCCAAGCGAACATTTACGCATTTCAAATAACCTTCCGGTGTATATGAGCGTGATGATTCACTTGGGGCAAAGTCACCTACCTTGAAGCGGTAAATGTTTTTCATAAATTTCGCTCAATAAAAAACCACCCGAAGGTGGCTTGATTGAATGAGATGTTTACATGCGAATGCTCATGGCAAAATCTGAGCCGCAAATTTCAAAGTCCTCTATGCGGCCTAGAATTAATCCATCCCCATAGATATTAGTGCTAATAGTTGTGATTTTTGGAGGTTGAAACTTCTTAAAACTTTCCGCTACATCTAAAAGTTTATCCGCCACCTCACCCGCCGCTTTAGCTAAATTAGGAAAGCTACAATATGGAAGTTGCCAGTGTTCTAACTCTCCATTCCAATTAATATATCCACCTTTAACAAATCCTTGAGCCTTTAAACGGCGATAAAACCGTTCTTTTGAAAACTTTTTACGTCTCATAAATTTCATCCAAATAAAAACCACCTGTTTAGGTGGTTCTTTAAAAGAGTAAGAATTAAACTACGGAGAAAACAATTAGGTTAATAAAATGAATCATCTTAATAATTTATGGTCCTTTATCGGAACAAACTCAGGCCAATTACAAACACTTCTAGCCGTGATAGGTTTGATTCTTGCAGTTATTGCAGCTTTATATGCGAAAAAACAAATTAAGCTTTCTCAAGACCAAAGACTATTTGAATTAAAGTTGTCTATTTTAAGTTTAGCTTATGAATGTAAGGATCTCGTTTATGAAATTAAACATCAAAGTAATGCCCTGAAAGAAGAGTTTTCAAAATTGCTTAAACACCAAAATTTAACTCTTGAAGCTAAAGTTGAGGGCTATGATTATGACTACCATGAATATTTTAATCTTCACTTAAATTTACTTAAAGCTCCTGAAGATGTAATCAATAAACTGATAATTGGGCTAAGTGATGATAAACAAAAGCCTTCATTAAACGAATTAGAAAGATACTTAAAACTACTTACCAAAACCAAAGGTAGTATTTATTCTAGCTACAATGGATATTTAAGAAACATAGAAGACTTAAAGCAAAAAAATGAACTATTTAATCAATTAAAATATCCTCATAGTTAGGCAACGCCGTACAACGACACCGAACCTTTTGTCCGGGATGCCCACCAGTAGGTGGATTATCCCATCTAAAAGTCTGTCCTTGGTGACTACGGCACAATGGCCTTACTCTCTCATCTTGGGCCGTTTGCCAATCATATGTCTCAACACCCATAGAAAGCTGTCGGGCTTGGTTAATTTGGCCGTTAATCTTGCCCATCTGATCACTTGCAATAAGACGTGCACGATAATCTGTAGATAAACCCAATTGCTTAATTGCTTTAGCCAACTCTTCATTAGTTTGACCTGTCTGCAAAGCGTTGGTAATTAATACTTCAAGCTTATCGGCGTATTGCTGCGGAATAGACTTAATCAAACTGACATTTGCAGTGATGTTTAGATCTACCTCGTCCTGAATATCAGCAGCTCGATAGAATGGCGTTAGATCCACGCCAATAATTGTTTTGGTATGCTCTGCAATTTGCTTGTCCACTTCCTTTTGGGTGTCAGTCACAACTTTTGTGGCCAAAGGTCGAGAAACCTCAACAACATACTTTGTGAGCTTTTCCCTAAACGCAGTCATCATATCCGAGAACCAAGCATCACCGATGTTCTGCCCAACTGTAGGAATAACTAATTCCTTTGTTTGTTCCTGACAGTATTTTGATATGGCAAGTAATTGTCGCGTGTAATAAAGCTCTACACGGCGATTTACGTGCACAGCTCTAGGCTTAGAAGCTTTACGCCCTTTCTTACGTTTTTTCGCTTGCTGGAGGTGTGGTTTCAGGATCTGAATTATCGTCGTCATTAGGCTTCACCATTGTTTCAAGCTCTTTGATATGTTCTTCATCAATCACTGAATAAACACCATCAATAACAAGCTGTCTTGCTATCTGTGGCTCTGTAATGACACCCATTTGAAGATATTTATCATCACGTTCTGCGTTAGCTTTCTCAACCTCAGAACGGACCTTAGCATCCAATTGCCATAGTGGATTGAACACAACGTCTAAGCTTGGAATCTGACGACCAAATGTGGCTTGAATGATCACTTTTAAAAGCTTGAACATGAAAGGCTTCAATGACCATGTTTGCTTAGTTGCGATACTGTCGTAATAGTTGCGCGTGTCATGCTCACCTGTGGCATTCATACCTGCTGGTGATTGACCGAATAAAATCGTATATGGCATATCGGCTGCACCAGCAGCTTGAATAGAAAATTCACGCATAAGGTCAGGTAAACCACCAAAGCTATAAGATTTAGAGTCATACTCCTCCTCTTTATCCAAAACGATCATGCCGTTTAAGCCTTTAAGCAACCCAACACTAAGAAAACGTTCTGCTACACCTTTTAGATCCTCTTTGATCTTATCAACCAAATGCGGCGTTCTAATCACATCAATTTTAGATTCATGGACTAGACTAGCAGTGGCCTTCTTCACGGCTGCATGATCAAGCAGATCCTCATAAACTTCCTGTAAAACACTTACCGGCTCTTCATTGACCACATCTGCATGACCAAATTTAATCAAGCGTGTGTGGTGGATCCGCTGATTAGACTTTCCATCGAGCTTAAGCTTGTAAAATTCAGGTTGCTTCAGTAGCCCGCCTGCTTCATTTGGAGGTAAGTACTTTGAAGTATCGGCTTCAATCTGCTTTTTCTTAAGTACAGTGAAAAACTCTAAACGACCAACGCCTAACTTGTTTAAATCAAAGGGTTGATCTAAGTCACCGCCGTCAACAGTTCCCAGAAGCACATAGCAAACGCCATACAGACGCGAAAGGATTAAGCTAGATAAGAGCACTCCATCTAAGTTAAAAGCCTTACACGCCTCTTTAAGCTTCAATAACTCGTTATCTTGAACCCCTTCATAGAACCACCCAGCTCGGAGCATGTCGCTTGCTGGACGGTTCACAATACGTTTAGCTAACCAGTGTTGATAGACCGCTTCTAGTTGCTCATCTGGAATTACTTTCTTAACGAAAGAACCGTGTGATGCCTTGTCACGTTCGGTACCAAGATTTGAGACAAAGTTTGTGTACGCCCCTGCATCGCCAATTGCATCGGACTTTTTATCTTCAGCCATAATTTCCTCGTTTAATCAAATACAGTTGGCTTGCTTGCTAATGAATCGTTAATGGCATCAATGGTTGGATCCCACTGGTCGTCATGATCATGTGACCAATCAGCAGTAAGGCCTTCTATCTCTTCAATGTAGTTCAATAGCCAAGGTGCGTTAGCTGGCAATAAGACTCGACCCTCTTCAACATAAAGAATGACGTCCATAGTCCTCGATAGCTTGTCATCGCCACGCTGAATAGCCCTAATCGGCAATGTTGTTTCTTTAGCAATGGTTTGAATTAAACCAGTACCGCTGGCTTTATCCTCTACTGCCATATATCGAAGCCTGCCGATTTGGGTATTGCCATCTTTGTGTTTTTTAATAAAGTCCTTAGCAACTTTTAATAGCTCTGGCGCTTCCCATTTGCCGCGCTTCACATCAATGATGTAAAGGTTATTGTCATAGCCAAGGCCCGCACATAAGAACACTGAATAATCATTATGCTTCTTGACCTTCTGAGCTGTATCAGCCCATATGCCGCGCCACTTAAGAACAGGCAATTCAAGGTAGCGGCCAAACCATTCAGCTTTAACAAGATCACCGCCTAGCTTTTTAGGTGCTTGCTGATATTGGCTGGCAAACGTATAACGCGATACTGTCGCGCCGTCTTTATCCTCGCCACCTTTTTCCAATTGCAGCAATGAAAGTAAAGATTCCTTTAATGGCCAATAGCTTTGTCGGCCTTTAGCATCACGCTCAACGTTACGTGGAATTTTGCTCTGTATTTTTTCGGGTAACTTACTGATGTACTCATCATCGATAAGCGCGGGAATACTGATCTGTTCCCATTCACCAGGCACATTGCCGGTCATCACAAAGTTAGTCGGATCCTCAACGTGCAAACGCTGCATGATCAGAATAATGGGGGTATCAGATTTAGCTTTACGTGAGTTGACCGTGTTTAGAATCTTACGGTTAGCTTTACGTCTAGCGGTCTGGCTAAATGCATCCTCAGGCTTTAACGGGTCATCAAGAATGATTGCACCAGTAAAACCTTCATTGTCTAATGTACCGGCACGGCGACCAGTGACCTGCCCACCCATTGAGGCAGAATAAACATGACCTGCGTCATAGCCATCAACTGTAGTTTTCCAGCTCGACTTAGCGTCCGTACTAGTAGAAATCTTTACAGGCCATAAATTCTGAAAGTCTTCGGACTTAACAATATTTCTAGCTGTTGCTGATACATCCTCTACAAGTGATTGTGAGAAAGACAAATACAAAAAGCGTGAACGCGCATTACGCGCTATGCCACGAGCAATAAGGTTTGTTAATAATTCAGTTTTACCGCTTCCGGGTGGAACGTTAATTACTAAGTTTTTAACCTTGCCAGCAATTACCTCGTCAATCTTGTCAGCAATATATTCATGATGCCAATTGACCGAAAACTTAAAGCCCATACGTGGTAAGAAAAAAGCACGTGTAAAAAATAAATGTTCTTTCTCACATTTGATCCGCTTAGCTTTGCTTTTAACAGGATCAATATTCGTTCTCGAGTTCATCTATCGCCTGCCTTACCTGCTCATCGGTAGCAGTCACATAGGTAATATTTTCGCTTTGTAATGGACCACCGCCAGCGCCTGTTAGTTCTTTGCGATTGGTATAAAGGCCACCAACCTCTTTTGCTGCCTGCTCCAATAAGCTTGGAACGATGACGGGATTCTCCTTGAATTGTTCAAGGTCAATGAATCGCTGTAAACGTCTTAAGCGGTAGGCAATATTAGCGATAGGAATAGATTCGAGATTTTGATTCATCTCTCGTCGAATGCGGTAAAACTCAGTTTTAAATTCTTCGCTTAAGTCCTGCCCAGTTTTCTTCGTTGGGTCGTAGGCTTCACACTGTTGCTTAGTAACTTCGATACCAAATTCTTCTTGGACGCCCTTCGCTGTTTCGGTGGGTGTCTCATAGGTAGCAAGTGACCGTACTATATAGAGTTTTACCCGTTTATTTAGCCTTGCCATTTCTCTCTATCCGTCCAAGTACGTCCAAGTAGAGTGGCAAAAAAATTTAAACCACCTTCAAGTAACAAGTGCCACAAGCGTAATGAACATCAGCGCGTGACATCTCAGGTCTTGTATTTGCTGCCTCAACCATTCTTTTGACATCCTCACTTGCACCATATCGACGAACAACACCTGTAAATTCTTCTACATCGTGCCCTTGTATAGCTAACTTAGGCATACCCGTTTCTCTATTAAATGCAGGCGTTCCGTATTTATCTTTCATATGTGCAATGTGATAAAGCTCATGTTCAACCAAAGCACAAAAGTTCACATCACTAGCTATCAGTGAATATGAAGCGTCAAGAGTAATGAGATATTCAGGTATATATTCAAACCATTGGATGAACTGCTCTTCTTGTCGTTCTTTCTTCCAGCCACCAGCATTGATCATGACTTTTTCAGTAGTACCTATGACCTGACGACCTTGCTTTTTAAATCCTGATCTAGCCCACATCACAGCAATATCGGGATATCGAAATGAACGTAAATGCATGTGATCAATATTAAATAATTTTGATTTTGGATCTAGAAAAACCTTTTTAATCCAATCCCACATCTCAGGAGCTGGCACAAAGTTAGGTGTACCTATTTCAAAAATCCATTCTGGAGGCATTGGACGAACTGGAACATGAAAGCCGATTTCGTTTTTCATAAATTTGATCCATAAAAAAAACCGCCATTAGGCGGCTGAAAATTACTTTCTTAGTGATGCTAATCTTTTTTTAAAATCTTCTTTATTTTGTTTATGTGCTGCTAACTCACTAATTAAGTATTCGATACAGGCTTGTAAATTTTCTGCTTTCTCTAAACATTCATTGTCTGTTAGCGAGTGAACACCATCACTTAATAATCCATAAATTTGACCTAATGGATTAAATCCATCTGGTTTTAAATAGTCTGGAAGTGCATTATTAGCAATTCGGATTTTATCTGACATTGGGCTTGTTTTTTTAAGTTCTGCAAGACTTAAAGCTAAACTTGAATCCTTATCCATATCTTCTTGTATTAAATCCAAAAGACTATTTATATTATTTTCAACAATTCTACGCATGTAAGCAAAGGCAGCTACTCCATAACCATTTGCTAAACAAACAACAGCCTTGTTATATTCCTTTTTATCATCTTTAAAAAATTTACTTAAAACTTTACTTCTTGGTAATTCTTTTTGTGGATTTTCACCAATTTTAGTCACTTTTAAAAGGTCATTCTCTAGCTTTTCAAATTTTACTAGAAATGACTTTGAAAAATTGCGGCATGAAACACAAGTAAACGCCACAAATGTCATAAGATTTTGCTTAGATGGATCAAATCTATATATTATAAGATTGTCATCATCATTATGTAGAGGCTTCATGCATTCGCAATTGGGGCACATGTACTCAATTTCTCTGAGAGTCTGACTAGTGGTAATGTGCTTATTGAAAATCCTTGGTATCACTAATTCGTTATATAAAGGTCGATTTTCCAAAAAATCCTTTAATAAAATTTGCTCTTCAATCATGATTATTAAATAGTAATTTAAACTATGTATTTTACAATTAACTAGATTGTAATTGCGAGCCAAAAATCCTGCCAACTTTTGACTTACTGCACGCCTTTTCCTTTTTAAGTTTTTTCAAGACTTTTTAAATATTTTACACGAGACTTTTGGAAAATTTTCTGATTACCTCCCAATTCAATTTCATTATAGATACCATCTCAAAGACTACCAATAAAACCAACTTAAATTAACTCTACCTTATAAAGTTCCTAAAATGTCTAGCCTTGAGATTACTCCATAAACTTAAAAATATGGAATCAATAAAAATACCCCGCCAATAATCGATATTTAGCGGGGCCATTTTGCGCCGTAATACGTCCAGCAAACGATAAAACTAACTTTTAGATGATCGAAGCATCTCTAATACTTTGTTTGTTAGATCATGAAGATCAACGCCGTGAGGATGCCAAAACTCATAAAACACATTGTCGCGATTATAAATTTGAAGGTAATAAGTTGTTGATGTGTAGCTAGGGTCAATTTCAGAAGCTTTAAATATCTTCACATCTTTTTCAACCTCTTGACCATCTAATTCACCGCCAACACAAAGCGTCATTATATTTACCAGTTTTATTTCGTACTGGACTATAGCATATACAAAAGCCTCCTTTAGGAGGCTTAGCAATTTTAAATATTAAACATACTAGTACCCCAAGATATTAGTATATTCAGCAATTTCCTTATCTAACTCTTTTATAAAGTCATCCTCAGTAGGATAACCGATTTGTATCAACATAAATCTTAAATATTTAAGAACTAACCTCTCCATATGCTCTAATGTAAGACCCTGTCTCAAACCATCATTTATTACAGATTCTCGTAATTTGAAATGATTCAATTGCTCTCTAATTCCGTCTAGATGTTTGCCTTCTCCAAACATTTCGAACATTTGAATTTGAGTATTCAGAAAAGATTCTATTTTTTCTATGATTTCAATCTTCATTTCTTGGTGAACTTTTTGGTTATTAAGTATTTTTCATTATACACAAAAATTAAAAAAGCCCACCAAATGATGAGCTTTAATACCAGTGAACCACTTACACTCCGAACACTGTAATACGAATATGCCATACCCTGTATTTACAGTCAAGAAGATTGATTTTCCACTACTACAGTTTTAATGAACTTATCAAATTGAAAATGAGGATAACGAGATTTAATAAAGGCTAAGCCGCATTTAATATCCTGTTGTATTTGCGATCCATAAGTATCATTACTCTTTGCAATATCACGAATTGACTCACCCATTACATAATGCCACCAGATTGCACCGATCCATTCCTGTACAACCTCATCCTCTATTGACTCAAGATCATTAATAATTTTATGGATAGCACGTGCTTCATTATCGTTTAACTGACAGCAAGTACCCTTACGTCGAGTACACAATCGATCTTTTAAAGTTTTATCACTCATGTACATAGCCATTAATTTTTCACGTTGTTTTTGAGTGATGCGTTTAGTTGGCATGGTTTTAACAATTTTGACCATTGTTTCAGTATCACCGTTTAACCATGCTCCAAGCTGGCGACACCATTCCTCAAAACTATATTTAGTCCAATCGACCGCTTGTAAAATGTGTTGTACTGGCATATTCATAATCACCCCACCAATTGCTCAATTTGTTTAATCGCCACGCCTGCTTTAACTTGCTCTGTACTGAACCTTAAAACTGTAAAACCCATCATTGCCGCTTCGTTGTATTTTTCCATATCCCCCAAATAGCCTTTACCCCTTGTATGTCTTCCACCACTCCAGATCCCGCCTTCTACCTCAACCAATATCTTCTTACCCGTAATTAAAAAATCTGCTCTCCATTTACGTGTTGGATGGAATTTGTATTCCTGTTCAAAGCTGATCTTGTGTGTTTTTAAGTGCTGTACAAGCGTTGCCTCGCCTTCACTTACAATTCGTTCTTTTTTTACTGAAACACGGCGCTTAGGTTTGCTACGTGGTTTTGCATAAAGACGTTTGTAGTCAGCGAGGCTTATTGAACTCATTCGTCAATTGCCTCTTTTCTAGCTTTCCACCACAAAACAATTGCACCGCAGATAGCTGCTGTAAAAAATGAAATGAGTAAACCCCACGCTAAAATCTCGAATTTATTCATCTTGAAGCCTCATTTAGAAATTTTTGAATACGAAGACCTATCCATTTCATTACTGAAACAGCCATTGAATTGCCTAATGTTTTATATCGCTTACCTGAAGCCACACCTTTCACATTGGTATAGTTATCTGGGAAGCCTTGAAGACGCTCACATTCAACTTCTGTTAAATAACGAGCTAAGTAGAAAATGTTTGGAGGAATATATTTAAAAATTGCTTGATGAATTGCACCACCACCTTTACCTCCACATCTCACAGTTGGAGCAATATCCTGTGCAATATCAAATAAAGCGTCATTTTTGGTACCGCAGTAAACTACGGCATTCTTTTTAGTTGAAACTAAAGTGTATGAGAGCTCAGGGTTTAAGCCTGTTCCACTTGAACCTGTTTTTTCTAAATGACCTATAGTATTTCCATTTAGACCATAACTATGGATGACATAAGCATCACCATGACGGGCTAATAATGTTGGAAATACTTCATTGGAAATTGCAGCATTAACTGTTTGGCCTCCAATACCAATAGCATGCTTGATGTAATAATCGCCGCAAAATGCCTCTTGGTTTCCTAACCATTTCTTTTGGCCATGTGATGCTAAAATTGGTGGAGTGAAATTTTTTCCGCTAATAGTTTGGCTTGTTCGGAAAGAGTGAACTTCACACAATCTGGTAATGTCTTCCCTCTTGCCTCTGCTCTCCTTAGAATTCCCAGACAGGCTTTTGTGCTCAAAAAGTATTTCTCCGATACATTCTGCTCGAGCACTTGCGACAACAAACACACGCTTGCGTCGTTGGGCGAGTCCGAAATATTGAGCATCAAGGACTCTCCAATAGATTTGTCGTTGTGGTCCAAACACACAACCAGCGTTTGGCCATTTTTTCCCTGTAGGCTGTAATTCACACTCTTCGCCTGCGAGTGCAGCCAGAAAGCAGCCGAAAGCATTATCTTTTGTGTTGAGTACTCCTGGTACGTTTTCCCAAACGATAATGGATGGCTTAAGTCCTCGAATAGATCTTGCTGAATCGATTGCATCCGCTAACCTCACGTATTCTAAAGATAATTGTCCTCGTTCATCTGCTAATGAATTTCTTAGTCCAGCTAAGGAGAATGCCTGGCATGGAGTTCCACCAACCAATATATCTGGTGCTTCTACTTGTTGGTTTAGAACTTTTTCACGGATTTTGGTCATATCCCCTAAGTTTTCAACTTCTGGATAGTGATGTTCCAAAATTTGGCTTGGTGCTGTTTCAATTTCTGAAAACCACGCAGGTTCCCACCCAAGTGAGTGCCAAGCAACTGTTGCAGCTTCAATACCTGAACATACAGATCCATATCTCATGCAGCAGCTCCTTTACCTTGTTGGAAGCCGACTTGAATTAAGTACGGCATCCATTTTTGCTGTTGCTCAGGATCTGCGAGTTTTACTGCGATACGTGCTGCAAGTTGTTCATAGCTTTCGTTGCCTTCTGCATACTTGCTAGAAAACTCAGGATGTTTAGATAGCTTGTCAGCGAAAACAGTAATCTGTTTTTGACTTAAACCAGTTGAATTGTTTTGTTCACCAGAAAATGATTTAGCTGGTTGTGATGCTTTTTGACGGCGTTCGTATTTAGCTTTTGCATTCAGTAACCAATCAGCAAAATGGAAAATCAAAAGATCATCACAAAGATTCTTTGAGGCATTGTTGAGTTCAAATGCTCTAAGTTCTCGGTGGTACCATGACTCCATTACGAGTTGATCAAAATCTACAGACTTGTCAGAAAGTAAAATTTCTTCACGAAGTTTTTTAAAACAAAGCCAAGTTTTTTTATTTTTAGATTCATCTGAAAGATTACTTGATAGATTCCGTGTACCAACGTTGGTACTGTTTACTGGAAATGTTGGTACTGTTTGCTGGAAATGTTGGTACTGTTCCAATGTTGGTACTGTTTGAGAATCTTCCCCTTGTGTATCAAGGCTTTCCGAGTCTAACTGTTCCAATGTTGGTACTGTATTTTCTCGACCTTGTACACCAATTAGACGATAGACAATTACCTGCTTAGTTTTCCCTTTTCTTTCACCAGTATCGAAAATTAAACCTTCAGAACTGAGCTCATCCAGAATCTTAAAAAGGGTTTTTTTATTAATCTGACAGTCATCAGCCAAGCGTGTAGAACTCGGAAAACAGCAGTGCTGCTCATCCGCACGATCAGCCATTGAAAGCAGTACTAATTTTTTTAGAGCTGGCGAGGAACCACCCTTAGCTTGAGTGAATTTCTTTTTCCAAGCCCATACAGTAGCGTCTAAGCTCATTTATCCCCCTCTTCATTCAATTGAATGAAAGTGCTACCGAGGTAACGAATCCGTTTAGCCCGATATAAACTTGAGATGATTTGACCAGCATGGAAAATTGGCATTCTGTGCTGCACCGAAAGTGCATGCATAAACTCATCACGTTTTACTGCTGCATTATTTTCATCACGTTTTTGGTCACGCAAATTCTGCTTACGTACTTCAAGCAATCCTTCTAAAGTTCTAAGAGCTGGTTCATACCAAGATTGAATAATTTGCTGACGCTTCTGTTCTTGCAGATTGTCTTTAGTCGTATGATTTGATAAATTAGTATGCATATTCGATTCCTCTAGCCAGTAATTGAATTGAAAAGCCTGATCTCGACCATCAGGCTTTTTCATTTTCTAACGCAGCTGTACATTTTTTCATTTGTTTCAAAGCTGCTTGATCGACCGCCGTAATCAGCTCGATTAAGTTTTGCGTGAGATGATGAATTTCTTCATATTCCAACGGTGTAATAATTCCGTCTTCATAAGCCTCATAAACAACACGATTAGCTTTTCCATTCTTAATGTTGTGCTGCATCATTGCTTCAAAGATTGATAACTCATGATGCTTGGAGCTGCCACATCCCACAGGAACTAAAGCAAAGCCCAACTCATGCGCCCAAACTTTGAGTAATGCTGGGTTTTGTGTAAAAAAAATCATTGCCTCAAGCTTCTTTAAACTTGGTAGATAGGCGGGCATGTTCTGATTGCCGTAATTACAAACTGTGTTATGTGAGTCACCTATTGCTTGAGCTATTTCTTTTGCGGTGCAATTGGGCGTTTTATTTACCATTTGCCAAAGTGCTATTTGTGCATCTCGGCTAAGATTCATTTCTTGCATTGTGAAATCCTTCATTTCCTTCACATATATTTTTTGAACTTTTTAATTAATACTTACCTAACTTTGTTTTTAAGCTGTTTTTGAAGTTCCTAAAAAGAAATCAAATAGGCTTTTGTGAGTTAGTTTTTGATTACTTGCATCAACCATTTTTTGAATGGTTTCCATTCTTGGGTTTTTGCGGGCATGGATTAATTGAGTTTCCATATATCCATATGTAACTTTTACTTCTTCGCAGAATTTGAGACGTTCACTCTCACTTAATCCTCGCCAGTAGCTATAAAGAGTAAGCATTAATACACCTCACTGGTAAATTTATTTATTAAATATACCCACAAGGTAAATAAAATACAACCTATTAGGGTATTTATTTTTTTTACCTATTAGGTATTTTTGAGTTCAGCGCTAGAGGTGAATTGAAAAAAATGAGTGAATTAAAGACTATTCATGAAATTAGGCTTGGTAATACAAAGAAATTAATGAAGGAATCCGGACTAACTCGTTCTGAATTTGCCGAAAAAATTGATATGTCTTATGGATTGTTAAGCCAATATGTCGGCAAGAATCCAACAAAAAATATCGGGGATGAAACTGCATTAAAAATAGAAGAAGCTTTTAATAAACCTCGTGGTTATTTGGATCAGTCTGAAGGTCAAAATGTGCCCACTCAGCAAATAGATGGCGCTACAAGTTTTAAAAAGTTCGACGTAGAGGCCTTTAAGAAGAAATACAATATCCCTGACAGTGAGGATGCTGTGCTTTTTTCTACAAATTTAGAGAAACCTTTAGTTATTTCAAAAAGATGGGTTCCAGTTAAGGCATATAGTAAAATGGGCATGGACGGTTATTTTACAGACATGGGGTATGATGGTAATGCTGGAGATGGGTACGTTCCTACTCACACCGCTGGGGATCGATCATATGCTATTAAAGGTACTGGTGACTCAATGTATCCAGCTATCCGGAATGGTTGGTATGTTGTGTGTGATCCAGATGCAGAATTAACGCCAACTGAATTTGTGCAAGTTTGCTTAAAAGATGGCAGATGCACAATTAAAGAATATATTGGCATTCATAATAATGTTTTAAATCTATTAGCTGTAAACGGTGGTGAGCGCTTAACTTTTGATATGGATGATGTCGAAAGTATTACTGCCATTACCGATATTGTGCCTCCTAGCCAACACAGGCAACAGCATCCAAAGTCTCATTAATTAATTTAATAACCCATTATTTAAGCCCACCATTTGGTGGGTTTTTTATGGTCTTTACATTTAATACACCTAGCAAGTAAAAAAATAATCGAACTATTTCACCTCACAGGTATTTACTTTATTTTACCTTGCAGGTATATTTTTCTCACAGACAACAAAAAAGCACATCGACTCTTCTACCTTCCGATGTGCTTTGCAAACTGCGAGATTATTATGAATGCAAAAGCAATTCCACACAAGCATAAGGTAACAGGCGTTACAGCTATTGCTGTACTTGTAGCCTTGGGTTCTTGTGAATATCAAAGCGCTAATTCTAGCGTCCCCCCAAATTACTCATATGAAAGCAAGCAAATGGTTGCTTCTGAATATGAACTTCTAGCTGCTAAGAAAACTGGTGAACATTCAGGCGAAGGCGTAATTCGCATTGATGGCTTTAAGTTAAATGTCACTTTTGATTATGAAGGAGTTTCTGACAGTTACGGCGTAGCAGGATCTGACTTTACAGCTGCTGAAATTACTAACCTTGCTATTGAGTCAGTAACAGATCTAAGCGGAAAGCCTTGGAACGACTTCACCAATCGCGATGACCATAAAAATATAAATATTTTGTTGGTGGGCTACATCGATCGTAACCATTGGATCGAGGAGGCTTAATCATGACTAATTTCAAAAAGCACCCAGGTGGGTACAAGTCTTATTTAGGTCTTGACCGTTTAACCAGTCTCTATTCAGTTCGCATTGGCTGGCAAGTGTATGCATCTAATGCTAATGGCTCAGTTCTTTACAAGGTTAGAGACGAAGTTAAGACGCCTTTAGATGTTGAAAAGTTCAAAACTGAATATCCTAAAGTTTGGGAAGTTCTCACACAAGAAATTGATTTTCAACGTAGAAAGCAACTCGCAATAAAGCTACTTGAAACAAATATTTCTTCATATGACCGCAAAACGTATAAACAAAAACGCGGCTTTACTGGTAGTAGATAGGAGTAAAAATATTATGGCTATTGAAGTTTTTACACCTGAACAAACGTTATTGGTTCAAAGCGTTATTTGTTACCTATATACAGACCCTGGTCTTGGTAAAAGTTCTATCGCTCATACAGCTAACAAACCTGTAATTTTTGACTTTGACAAAGGTCAGCATCGTGTAGCGCCTGAGCTTCGCCGTGGCACCATTGTACGCATTGACACATGGTTAGATCTTGAGAACTTAAAGGATAGTTTTTACGACAACTATCAAACAATTGTGGCTGATACTGTTGGGGCTATGCTTGATGCTATCAAAGATCAATTGTTAAAAAATCCTGATAATAGACAACGCGACCAAACTCTAACCCTTAAAGCGCAAGGTTTAGCTGGTAACAAGTTTATGACTATAGTTCGCAAATGGCAGAGCCTTGGTAAAGATGTGGTGTTTATTGCCCATGCTATTGAAGAGGAAGCGGGCAAAGAAAAACTAAAAGTATATCGCCCAGATTTAGCCGGTAAAAACCGTAATTTGCTTTATCGCATGGCTGACGTAATGGGCTATCTCCACTCGGCCACTGATGAGAACGGCGATACTATTCGTACTATTCTTTTCAATCCTACACCAACTCACCACGCTAAAAACTCAGGTCGATTGGGTGCGGTAATGACAACATCTAGCGGTGCCGAAATCTGTACTGGTCAAGTACCTGTACCTGAGTTAAGCAGCTCCTCTACTTTCTTAGCTGATCTACTTAAACAAGCTAAAGAACACATTAACACTTTGACACCGGTACAAGCTGCTGAAATTAAAGCTCAGGCAGATTTGAGCAACTTTAAACAATCTTGTACTGAGACGAATCACGCAGGTGATCTAAACCAACTTACTGAATCTCTCGATAGAGAACACAAATATGCCCTACCTATGTGGCATGCAATTCAGTTACGTGCCCGTGAAATGAACTGCACTTTCGATCAAGAGAAGAAGAAATGGAGGAACCCGCCTGAGTTTAAAGGCATTTCAAATGAACAACGTGATGAATTACAGGCATTCATTGATGAGTGCGGCCTAGATGTAAAAACGGTTTGTGAACATCTAGGCATAGATGCCCTTACACAAATTGAGGCCGTAAAACTATCGGCAGTTAAACAAGACATTGAAACATTGGCTAAAACTGGGATGACAGCATGAATAATCTACTAACAGCATCTGAAGCATTTGCAGCTCTTCAAAAAGGTAAAAATGTACTTTGTCGTTACGCTGGTGATGGAACACTAAAAGCTGATAAGTCTTTCAGCACGCTTGATCAAATGCCCGCAACTGTATTTGGTCTACCCCATTACGAGTTCTGCATTCAGCTTGAAACGACTGTTTTAGCAGAAATTACATTTACTAAGCCAGTTGAACCGCATGATTTAGAAGATGGCCAAGTTATCTATATTGTTATGCCTTCCCATGTCTTGCGCACAATTTATAACTCTAAACATGGTGAAACTTGTCTAAGTGTTGGTAATGGATTTGCACAGCTTGATGAAGAAAATGCAAAGCTTCAACTTCAAGCTATAGGTAAAACTTTTGGCAATATGATTACTGATATTCAAGTAATAGACGTAACTAAAGACAAACCCAGAGGTCAAAAAGGTAAACAAACAAAAGCTGAACAAACAGTAGTTTCAGAAAAGACTTCTGAAGTTAATGCTGAAGCAAAGAAGCCTACGATTGTTATAACTGAGCAAACCAATGTAACCGCTTCTGAGGATCTATTAGTTCCAGATACTAATGACCCGACATTAGATCCTGAATATCAAAAAAACCTTGATACCCTTCTGCAACGCGTTAGTGAGTCAAAAACACCTGACGAAGTTAATGCAGTTTATCGCTATACCCGTACGTGGTCAGATAAACAAATGGAGCCTCTTTTATTAGCTACTCACAAACGACTTGAAGAGCTGGAAAAAGAAAAGGCTCCTTCAGGTGAACCGCCTTCTCTAATGTTTCAGATCCAAAATGCACCAGATCTTACTACTTTGGATGCACTTGAAATTGATGTGGCTACACGAGATCCACAGATTCAACCGAAGCTTATGGGGTATGTGAGAAAACGCCGCTTTGAATTAGAGAATCCAGCACCTTCACAACCAGAAGCTAATCCTGATTATCTACTGGGGGAACCTTTTTAATGTCGAAACAGATTACTCCAGAGTTTCTATTCGAGCCAAAGCTGCTACCCATGCAGCTTTTCGAGAAGTTCATAGTGTTCAACGTGAATGCGTGTTATCGCGGACGAGGTACGCCTCACGGTGTAAACCTGATTAAAGGAAATAAAGCCACCCTCTTCTTGACAGATAAAGGCGAGATGAACAAAGCAGCTCAAGAGTGATACAAGTTAATGCTTTTGAAGTATTTCAAAGAAGGTCGCTCAGCAATGGATGAGCTGAATCATGAAGTTAAACGAATATATAGAGCGGTGGCGTGAATGATTGAAGTTAAAGCCGTTGTTGAACTTGATGGTGATGAGTTGAGGAGCTAAGGAATGAAAGAAGCACTCTACGGAACAAATATTTTATGGTTTTTAGCTTTTTTAATTATGGTTTTTTGGTGAGGTGATTTAAATGAAATGTATTGATAAAAAGGCAGAGATTGAAAAGTTCCATGCCGCTAATGATGATGCTGAATTTTCACCAGAATCGCTTGCGGCAATACTTGATGTGTCGACCTCTTGGTTGCAAAAAAAGCGTTGTGAAGGTGGTGGTATTCCATTTTCAAAAGTTCACTATAGAAAAATATTCTACAAAAAATCAGATGTGATAGCCTATATAGAACGACATCGCATACAATCAACATCACAAATGGCGGTTTAACCGCCTTTTTTATTAAAAAATTTGTAGGCAAACAGTAGGCTAAAAACTTATAAAAATAGGCAAATTAAGAGAAATAGGCAGATAGTAGGCAAATAAAGTATATTATCGTATCATGACATACGCTTTAATATTGTTTCAGATATTTTTATTAAAATACAAAAAGTTAAAAATACTTTTCATGTGTTTATAAATGGTCTAATATCGTTTCATGTTGCTATAAAATCATTTCTACCCGAGAACTCATCGGGTTCAGGGTAACGACACATGCAGCGGCATCTTCGGAGCATTTAGTTTTAACTTTAAGAAAAATTCAAAATATTTATTTTAATTTAGCCTTTCATACAGACCTGTCAGTCTAAAAATCTCTTTTTAAACATTAAATTGCAGCTTACATCATTAATTTATCAATCCTTCTTTAATATTATTTTCCATTTTTATTAAGACACTCTTCATACCAACCTGTTTGAAAATCTTCTATTGCTTTTCTTTTAAAGAAACTGGTTCTGAATACTTTGGCAGAGTAAGCCGAATTAATTAAATCTTGATAAAGTTGTTTTGCTTTTGGGTCTTCAAGACCATTCGCTATCTGTTGCAAATCTTGAGATGGTACTTTTTGCTGACGTGCTTCCATGACCGTATAAGCAACTTTTTTCACTACATTACAAATCTCGGGATCACTTACGTTTTCGTCGGCATGGCAACCCAAAGCCAAAAAACTAAGAAAAAACAATCTAAACTTCAT